CCTGAAAAGCTTGAGCAAGCTGCTGCAGAGCGTGCTGCTGTGATTGCCGATGCTAAAGCATTGGTGCCAACAGTTAAAACCGAAGGTTGCTCATGTGAGCAAATCAAGCGTGATGTTATTGCTGCAAAAGCTGGTGATGCTTTAGTAACTGCTTTGATGGGTAACGTATCAGTAGGTGATGCAAAGCCTGAGCAGATCGACACAACTTTCCGTGCACTCTGTGCTGTGAAGGGTACTCATCCTTCTAATCCTGTAGGTGATGCTCTTCACCAGCAGCAAAGTGTTAAAGCTGGTGATGGCAACCCAGCAGGCGGTGGGGAAGAAAAGACCTACAGTAAAGAAAACGCATACAAAACAATCTAAGGGGAAGTAAATCATGGTTAAGCAATACGATGCTGTACCCGGTATGAAGTTTCACCTCATTGGGCCAGAGGATATTTTATCCCTGCCTGTAGCTGGTACCGGTTTGGTAAACGATGGTGACGTGGTTGTACGAAGTACTGACGGAAAAACAGTTTCAGCGGTAACTGGTGCAACTAATACCAAGTTTGGAATTATCGTACGTCACGGCGTAGGTAAATCAGGTAAAACGGCAGATGGCAAAGAAGCCTATAAAGCTACTGACGTAGCACCGGTTATGACGATAGGCTCGATTTACGTGAAGGTCACTGCACCAGTCACCGATATCAACGCAAAGGTTTATGTCAAAACAGCTAACGGTACCACAGCAGCGCCGTTAGGTTCTTTATCCCCAACAGCAACAGACGGTACAGAGTTACCGAACGCATCTTGGGAAACAATTTCAAATGAACAGGGTTTAGCAGCTGTTCGCTTACGTGGGGCATAATAAATATGAGTAAATTGGCAGCAATGAAGCTACGTCTAACACCAGTAGCTCAAATGGTTCAGGCAAATATTGGGGATGCATTTAATATTGATGCATTAGCTCAGTTATTCGTTAAATTGGAAGAATTTAATGAAATGGGTCCTCAGCTTCAGCAAGTGATGGATTACGCTAAATACATTCCTGTTAAACCTGTCAATGCCGTATATGGCGGAGGAGAAATCCTAAGCCGTAAGAAGGGTGTGGGTATGGGTAAAGATCATTCAGGAACTGGTAATGATATTCCCTTGGCTGAAGTTGAATATGATACTGTTCAATTGCCAGTGAAGGTCGGCACGATCAGTTATATGTATTCAGTATTTGAGTTACAAGCAGCCCAAAAATTAAATTTAGCACTTGAAGCAGATAAAGTAGAGGCCGCTCGCCTAGCTGCAGAAAAACACTTAAGTAACATTGCTTGGTATGGCAATGCTCTTACCGGAGTTAAGGGCTTCTTAAATCAGACGGGTGTAACCATAGTTACAGCCCAACATAACTGGGCCACCGCAACCATTGAAGAAGTACTAAGTGACTTCAATGCAAGCTTGGCAGATGCTGAAGATCTTGTTGATGGGGATGTATCCGTACAGCCAGATACTTATTTGATGGCATCAAATCAGTACTTACATCTTTCTACCCGTGTAGTTGCTGATTCTGGCGGAAAGACTTTCTTAAAATTCATTGAAGAAAATAACATCTTCGCATCACAAGGTAAGCCGTTAACCATTCGTGGTTTAGGTCGTTCAAATGGTAAAGGTACGGCAGGTGCTGACCGTTCTATTATTTACCGCCGTGATCCGTCATGCATTCAAATGAAATGTGATGACGTCACTTTCTTAGCTGCTCAACCAGTTGGTGTAGATATTAAAGTGCCTGGTCACTACAAATATCAGGGCGTATGGTTGAAGCGTGTTGATTCTCTCCGTTACTTGGATCACGTGTAAGGATTAAAACAGTATGAAATATTCTTATATCTATAGCGGCTTACAGGCCGCTTTTGTTTTTTCTGGTATTGCTGTTTTGCCTACAGGCACACCAATTCTTCTGGATGAAGAAGCGCACAAGAAGCTCGCTAAAAATAAGTTTGCTAAACATCTTATTGATATCGGTGAACTTGAAGTTCAGGAAATCCCAGATGATGAGCCAAAAGCAGCGGGTAAAACTGGTGGCCGTGGTGGTAAAGGCAGCAAGCAAAACGACGCAGCAGGTGAGCAGCAAAAGCCAACTGATGAAGACGCTTTGGCCACCGTGAAGGCTGAATTAACAGCGCTTGAAGTAACGTTTAGTGATGATGAAACACTTGAGCAGTTACAAGCTAAGTTAGCTCAGGCTAAAGAATAAGGTGAGTCTATGGACGTACAAACGTTTCGTGAAAAGTTCTCGACTGATTCGAGTTTAATGTCTTTGCCAGATGCAAAAATTCAGGATGCTTTAGAAGAAGCGGATCTGATTGTTTCTCAAATTGAGTTCGGGGCATTAAAGGAACGTGCTGTAGGTCTATATGCAGCACATATTCTTAAAGTTGGTACTGTAAGTGGCAATGGTGCTGCTTTTGGTACCGCCTCAAGCATGACAATTGCGGGCCAAAGTGTGAGTTATTCACGATCATCGAAAGAAGCTTTCTATGATCTCAGCATGTATGGCCAGCGTTACCTTGCGTTAAAAAATTCAATTCCAATTGATGATGAAGGCACAAACCCTAACCGTTTAGGTGTTGGTGCTTTTGTCGTATAGGAGAATCCCATGCCTTTTAAATATCAGGCACCAGAAGGTTATAAGCCAACCAAACTCGTTATTGCCGGGCAAAACCTAGATATCAAAAACGGCGTTTTAGAATCTGATAATGACATTATCCATATTTTAAAGCCCTTAGGTTTTGAGCGTTATGTTGAAGTTGTTGAGCCAAAGAAAACGGCTACCTCTGCTAAAGAGTAAATAAGCTATGAGCGATTATCGTGTTGATACTCAGGTCAATTTTGATGAGATGAATAATCGCGTTAGGTTTGAAATAAGACGCACGATTAACGCTCTTACTTTGCGCTTACAGCGGATTGTTCAGGAAGACATGTTAAGTGGCCAACGACTTAAAGTTCAGTCAGGCCGCTTACGTGGATCCGTTTCATCAAAGGTGGATGAGGATAAGGATTCCATTGAGGGAACTGTAGGAGCTGGTGGTGCTTTGGTACCTTATGCACCTGCACATGAATTTGGTCTAAATGGAGCTTTGGGTGTTAAAGCACACCTAAGGACAATTAAGCAGGCGTTTGGCCGGCCTATTTCGCCGGTTCAGGTCAATATTAAGGCCCATTCAAGGAATGTACGTTTTAGGGAATTGCGGTTCATGCGTGATTCACTGGATATCGTGGCCAAGATTGTGCCGAAAAATATTGATGCAGCAATTGAGCGAGGTATAGCAGGTGGATAGCGAAGCAATCTATCAGGCGTTGTTTGAAAGGTTAAGCGCAAGGGTAGAAGGATTGATTACGGTAAGTCGCCGTTTACGTCATTTTAACCATGTAACACCAGAACAGCGCCCAGCCATGTTTATTACACAAGGCAATCAACAAGAAGTCCCGGTACATGGTTTAGATTCAAAAGTTGAACTAGCTGCTGAGGTTTATCTCTATATTCATGAATCGGACACTACAAAGCCGCCATCATCGCAGATGAATATATTCATCGATCGTATACGTGAAGCTATTCAGCCAGACCATCCGGATTTCAGTGAATATCAAACCTTAGGTGGTTTGGTAGAGCATTGCTGGATTGAAGGCACAATAGAAGTGTATGAAGCAGTAGAAAACATGCTGGATGATCAGGCGATTGCAATTATCCCTATCCGGATCCTCACAACCAATTAACAAAATATTCATTTTATGACCGCCTCTATGGCGGTTTTGTCATTTTAGAGAGGTCAAAATAAATGGCTCAATATTTATTTGGTGCTGGCAAGATCTTTGCTACACCGATTCAAGATGTATACGGGCAACCGATTAGTAATCCCACACCAGTTGAAGTGGGGGTGATGCAATCCGTTGGTGTAGATATTAGCTATGACTTAAAAGAGCTTTTCGGTCGTGGTCAATTCGCCGTAGATGCTGCACGCGGTAAAGGTACCATTAAATGTAAAGCTTCTTTCGGACGTATTAACGGTACCTTATTAAATTCCATTTTCTTCGGTGGCGTTGTTGCTGAAGGTGGAATCGAAACAGTTTCCCAAACCATTAATGGTGAAGTGATTCCGGCTGGTGGTACTGTTACACCAGTTGTTCCTAACAGCGGTACATATGTAAAGGATCTAGGCGTAACGGATGCGAAAGCAATCCCACTTAAACGTGTAGCTTCAGCGCCAACAACAGGGCAATACAGTGTAGATGCGGCAACCGGTGCTTATACATTTGCTGCTGCCGATGCAGGTAAAACGGTATTTATTAACTTCCGTTATTCAGCAATGGTAGCGGGTGCTAAGTCAATCACTGTATCTAACCTAGATATGGGTTATACGCCAGAGTTTGCCGTTGACCTGCAACGTGACTACAAAGGTAAGTTCATGCACATGAATTTCTTCCGTTGTACCAGTAACAAACTTGGATTCAGTTCAAAACAGGACGATTACGATATTCCTGAGTTTGAATTCCAGCCTATGGCTGATGATCTTAACCGTGTTTTCAAAATTGATTTATCGGAGTAATGCCAGATGCAATTTAAGCAAGTTGATAACCCGCGTGGCTCAACAATTATTATTGATGGTCAGCCATTTGTATTTGCTCCTTTGTCACTTGGTGCGGTTGAAAAGTTATTGCCAGCTCTTCAAGCATTTAAGCCCGATGATGTGGGTACCGTGATTGATGTTGCGTTTAAGTCGCTTAAGCGCAATTACCCGGATATCACACGTGATGATGTTGCTGACATGATTTATATGGATCAACTCACGGAAGTTATGGAAGCTGTAATGTCTGTGTCAGGTCTTAAAGGAAATGATGACAACGCTGCAGGTGGTTCGGGGGAATAGATTGGGAGGAGCTTTACACGCATTTAGTGCTAACTATGGGTAAAGATTACGAGTATGTACGTGAAGAAATGGATCTACCTAGATTAAGAGCATTAAGTGCGTATCAGCAAAGTAACCCTCCCGCCCATATAGGAATACAACGTCTTTGTCGTATTTTAGAAGCTTTCATGGGTATCGAAGAAACTCCGCAAGCTATCACCGTTTCAGATGATGAAGAGGATGATATGCTAGAAGTGTTAGAAAGTTTCCCGCAGGGTGGTTAAAGCCGCCCTGATTTTTTTCAATGTGACAAAAAGTAATCGGTTTGTTAAATTAGGTTCACTTTATAACAATCGGTGAAATCATGAAAAAGATATTATTTGCTTTGGTGGTGGGATCTAGTTTAGTAGGTTGTGCAACGACATATAAAGCGCCTGTCACATTAAATCAAAGTGCAAGCGAGCAAGTGAGCGCTACGAAGGATCAAATTTTTAAAGCAGCTCAACGTGCGGTAGCAATTAATGGTGAACAGATTATGAGCGCTAATGCTGATGCTGGAGTAATCTCTACTGCAGCTCGTGATTATCGCCTTACACCAGATTTAGCTGATTGCGGAACAACAATGGGCATTGATTATTTAAAAGATAATCGAACCAGTACTAAGGTTGCTTATAATATTTTAATTGCTGATAATTCTTTAGATGTTCGCACAACATTGCAAGGTGATTATAAAGTTGGTGATGTAACTCAAAATATCACTTTAACTTGTGTTTCACGTGGTGTTTTGGAACAGAAAATGATTCAAAAAATTAAAGCTGAAATTAAATAGGCAGTATTTAAATGGTTCCAACTAAATTTTGTTATGCATGCGGTCAGCAAATTGATGCACGTGCTGAAATTTGCCCAAAATGTGGTGTAAGACAACAAGACGCAAAAGTAAATGGAAAGAAAAGCAAAATTGCTGCTGGGATTTTTGCTCTATTTCTTGGGGGTATAGGAGTTCATAAGTTTTACTTGGGCAAAGTCGGTATGGGGATACTTTATTTGATTTTTTGCTGGACGTTATTGCCTGCAATAATTGCATTTTTTGAGGGCATAATTTATCTATGCACCTCTGATGAAGATTTTGCCAAAAAATATGGCTGATTAACTTGCCATAAATAACCTTAAAAAGCCTTGCTATTGCAAGGTTTTTTTATTTTAGCTCAGCCCCTTTCAAGGGGCTTTTTTAATGCCAGTGAGGAAGTTATGGCAAACAATAACCGTGTTGAAGTCCATGTCGGTGCCAAGACCTCTGAACTAAAAGAGGGGATGAAAGATGCAGAAAAAATAGTTTCAGATTCTTCAAGGAAAATTGAAAATTCCAGTCAAGGCATTGATCTTAAAATCGACTTGTCAGGTATACGTTCAGAATTTAATAATTTTGCAAACAACATCTCAGATAAGTTTAAGAGTGTAGGCAATGATATTAAAGATTCATTAACGGGTGGTTTCTCACTAATTAAAGGAGGCTTTCTCTTAGGTATTGGTGAGGAATTGGCTAGAACAGCAGCTGAGGCTATAGGTGCAATACCTGACTTAGTTTCAGCAGTTGGGAAAGCATCAAAAGAAATAGAAATACAATCCCGTTTAGCAAATGCCAATGCAACAGAGTTTCAAGAGTGGGCATTTGCTGCAAAGAAGGTTGGTGTCGAGCAAGATAAGCTGAGTGACATCATGAAGGATGTCAACGATAAGTTTGGTGACTTCATGCAAACAGGCGGCGGAGAAATGGCCGACTTCTTTGAAAAGATTGCCCCTAAAGTTGGAGTAACTGCTAAAGAATTTCAAGGTTTATCTGGACCTCAAATTCTTGAGAAGTATCATCAAACCCTTCAAAAGGCCAATGTCTCTCAAGCCGAAATGACTTTTTATATGGATTCATTGGCTGATGATGCGACATTATTGGCACCACTTTTAGATAATAATGCCGAAAAATTAAAGGAATACGCAAAACAAGCTCATGATTTAGGGGTGATCATGAGTTCAGAAACAATGCAATCAACGAAAGAATTCAATACAGCATTAGAGACGATTCATTCAACTGTGCAAGGTGTTATGTCTCGAATGGCTGCTCAAGCAGCACCAGCATTGACAGACTTGGCAAATAGATTTTTAAATTTTGCAGTTGAATCTAAAGAAGGAATTGATGATTCCATAAAATCTATTATCAGTATTTTTGGCAGCTTCTTTAGTATTGTTGAGGATATTTTTAATACCATTGGTGGGATTTGGCAGGATTTGACGAGCAATATCGGTGATGGATCAGTAGCACAAATTGGTTTTATGGATGCTGTATCGGTTGTGATTCGTGGTTTAGGAATAGTAGTAACAGGCTTTCAGGTTGGTGTTCAGTCCGCCTTTGCAATTATTCGCGCCGTTGTAGTTACAGTATGCCAAGCTCTTATCATTGCATTTAATGGCCTTATGGCTGGCTTTGATATGGTTCGTAGCACTATCCAATACGGTCTGGATGTTCTACAAGTTAAGTTTCAAACATTTGGTAGTGTTGTTAACAATATTCTTCACTTCAATTTCTCAGGTGCGAAAGCAGCATGGGAGGGTGGCTTATCTCAACTTGGCGGTATCACTGATCGATATACCAATCAAATGAAAGGACGAATGAATGACCTGAAAAACACATGGAATGCAGGGGCAGCTACAGCCACTAATTCACTCGTAACTGCTGGGCAACGGATTCTCGATGTTACTTCCGCAGGTGGTAAAAAAATTACCAACTATGTGTATAAGGATCCTGCAAAGCCCATTGAAAAACCAGATACGCCAAAAATTGGAATTGGCACTCCGCCTCCAAATCCTAATAAGGGGATTGGTACAGGCGTTAAGGATGATAAAGGCGGTTCTAAATCATCTGCAAAATCCAAAGCTGAACAAGAGGCTAAAGAGCGTCAACGACAGGCTGAGCAGGCAGCTAAAGCGCTGGCTGATATTCGGTATAAATATGCATCCGAAGAAAAGAAAGTCGCTTTAGATCTGCAAAAGGCACTGGAAGAGATTGAAAAATCCAAGATGACTGCAGATGAAAAAGCCGCTGCAAAAGTCAAAGCCGAGAAGGATGCTTCAGACAAGATTATTGCTATCCGTTTAAAAGAGTTTGAGGAATACAAAAAAGCTCGTGAAGAACAGATCGACAATTATCAACAGCAAGCACAACGACTTTATGAAATCGAAGCTGCACGGATCCAAGCTGAATTTGATGCCAAGAAAATTTCAAATGTCCGTAAAGTTCAATTGGAAAAACAGCTAGAAGATCAGTTACGCGAAATTAAGCGGCAAGGTCTTTTAGAGCGTTTGGCACTTGAGAATGAGCAAACCGGTATTACTGGCAAACAAGGCAATCAAAACCAAATCACAAACAACATTTCTGATTTAGAGACAGATCAGAAAGTTGCTGACACTAAGTCTATGGGCTTAATCAGTGATGCGGAAATGAAAGACTTTGAAGCTAAGTTCGGTGGGTTTACTTCTCGACTTTCTAACCTTTGGGATCAGGGCATTCAGTCTCTTATGAATGGTACCTTGACTTGGAGTAATGCAACTAAAGCAGTTCTGGCTGACATGGGGCAATTTGCCTTGCAAACAGCTACTAAAGAGTTGCAAGGATGGCTAAGAATCCAAGCCATTAAGTTGGCTCGTAAACTTGGTTTCGTTGGTGCTGAAACAGCGGCCGAGGCTTCCGGCCAAGCGGCTCAAACGGGAGCAACGATCGCAGGTGAGGCAACACGTACCAGTGTTACAGCTGCGGGTGGTTTAGCTCGATTGGGATTAAAAGCAGCTGAAGCTATCAAAGGCATCATGATGTCCGCTTGGGAAGCAATGGCCGGAGCTTTTAAAGCGATGGTCGCAATTCCGTATGTCGGTCCAATTTTAGCCGTTGGTGCTGGTGCGGCTGCTTTTGGTTTGGTTGCTGGTCTTGCGGGCAAGATCAAATCTGCTCGAGGCGGTTACGACATTCCATCTGGTGTAAACCCTATGACGCAATTGCACGAAGAAGAAATGGTATTGCCGAAACAGCATGCCAATACCATTCGTGCCTTAGGTAAATCTATGGCCAATGCTGGGTTTGCTGATCCTGCTTCTGCATCTGGTGGTGATTCGTATCACTTTAATTTTGGATTTGTAGACACCAAAGGTGCTGATCGATGGCTGAAGAAAAACGGTAAAGCTGTAGCAAACAGCTTGAAAGGCTATAACCGCAATTTTGGTAAATAAGGAGGATTCATGTCAGACGTATTGTTTCCTGAACTGCCGGGTTTAGAGTGGGATCTCACCAAAACCCCGATGTTCAATACCAAGATCATGCAGTCCGTAAACGGCCGCGAGCTACGGGCCAGTTATCAGGCGGTACCCAAGTATCAAATCAGCATGTCCTTTGCCTTTCTTCGTGAAAGCAAAGGACGCAAGGAATTACAGCAGCTTGAAGGGTTCTTTCTTGAGCGCCGTGGATCATTTGATTCTTTTCTTTTTAAGATGCCAGAAGATCATCAATTTGAATGCACGATTGTAGGAAATGGAACGCAAACACTATTCCAGCTATACAAACAGATATACACGACCAGAATTCCGATTCAGCATACATTAGCTAAAGAAAATGAAGATCCATTGATGTGGTCAAATCCCAACAATGAGATGTGGTCAATTCCAAGTGCTCAGATGTGGAATCTTCAATTTACGATTACAAGCAATGGTCTGTTGCAGCTATCGATTCCATTGTTAGAAGGTGAATCTATTACTGTAACTGGCACCTTTTACTATCGTTGTCGTTTTGCTGATGATGAACAGCAATATACCAATTTTATGTCTAAGCTCTGGAAAGCTGGGAAAGTCGACATGATTGGGTCACTAGGAAATAAGGTATGAGAGCAGCTTCAGATAAACTTATTGCGTTATTAGATGCAAATCAATTCATTACGGCAGATCTTTATACAATTACTACCATTCAAGGTGATGTTATAAGAGCGACTAGTTATGACTTCGATTTGATTGTGGAAGGCTATACTTATTTTTCAAGTGGCGAAATCATCCAGAGAGAAGGGATTAGTCTTTCGATTGGTATTGAGGTTGATAACCTGTCTATTACGATCAATGGATTGGATGAAAATACTATTGGTGGAATTCCTATTGTCCAAGCCTTTCACAATGGTCAAATGGACGGTGCACGTTTCAAGCTTGAACGTATTTTTATGGATGCATCCACACCTACGGATACCAGTGCGGGAACAATCAAGTTGTTTGAAGGCCGGATTATTGAACCTGAGTTCGATCGCAATACGATTCACGCCAGTGTTGCATCAGATTTGGATGAATTGAACGTGCAGATGCCGCGTAATTTATACCAGCCGAGCTGCAGCAATACACTGTTTGATCACGCCTGTGGTTTAGACCGTGCAAATTATGCATTTGAGACTACCGTCGCAACAGACAGTACTGCATCACGAATCTTGTGTGACATTAACCAGCCGCAAGGATGGTTTACCCAAGGAGTGATCGAATTTTTAGAGGGTGGTAATAAAGGTCTTAAACGAACGATTCGTCTGCATGAGCTCGATGTGCTGCTTCTTACATTGCCATTACTTGAAAATCCTGAGGTGGGGCAGAGAATCAAGGTTTATCCGGGTTGCGACAAGCGTCTGGAAACTTGCCAGAACCGCTTCAATAACTTTTCCCGTTTCCGCGGCGTGCCTTTTATACCAATCCCTGAAACATCCGTTTAATCAAATTTAACTTTCTAAGCCTCGCATTCGCGGGGTTTTTTGTTCTTGAGGGTAACCCAATGACTGTACCGAGCGATTACGATTTTATCGGGAACACTATCACCGAATCACAGTTTAAAAATGCATTAACCGTTTTGCTCAATCATATTCGTCAAATGTCACTTGATTTAGTCGAGGCGCAAGGTGGCAACTATAGCTATGCAACAATGGCCTTATTTGATGCAGATAAAATAAATGTACCTGCTAATTCTACCGTACGTATTGCTCGGGGAGACGATGCAGGGCTTTATGTTTGGGATGGCGCAAATTTAACAAAAGTAGAAACCTCGAATAATCCTTATACAATTTCCTCAACCCCAGATGACTTATTCATCATTTCAGATGCTTTGGATAATGTTTTATTCTCAATTGGAAGAGATGGAACGGTAAGAGGTTCATTTGATCTTTCAAATATTGATTTGAATATCGAATCTACAAGTGAGGTTGGTGGAGACACGGTTCTTGCAGTTTCCGATAATACAGGAAACATGCTTGCCTCTTTGAATTCTAAAGGTGAGTGGTATTTCACAAAAATCATAGCAGATGAAGTAGTTACTCCTTTCGGTAGCAGCTCGGAATCATCAGACGAAGTGATCGAGCAAACCGAAATCGCCATCCCTGAATTGAGTTTTTACAGGATCGATTTCACTATGGTGGGCCAGCCGCCTACCGATTTAGGCGAGACAACTGTATCGGGTGTGTGTTCGTTTAGTGACCCATCTAACTCTCAGACATTTTTCAAATCAAACATGGAAGTAACGGTCCAAGGTCAAGGGTCAGCATACGACTATAAGAAAAACTACACATTGGATCTTTTTAATTCAGATATGGAATCGCTCAAGGTCAAAGTAGGTAGCATGATCGCCACTGACTCTTTTCACTTAAAGGGATTCTACAGGGACCCTACCCATTTCCGCGACCAAGGTGGCTACAGATTTTGGAATAGCCTTGTAAGAAAACTGGATTATCCTTACTGCAAAGTAAATAATATTATTTATCAAGCAAATACTGATAGGAAAGCAGATGCAGAATACACAGCTGATGCAAAGTACTATCCTCACGGAATACCTTGTGTTGTCTATTTAAATAATCAGTTTTATGGTCTATATACCTTAAGATTAAAGAAAACTAGACAAAATTACGCACTTAACAATGCTGATTTGAACCATATCTTTTTAGATAGTGCAACATATGATGCACACTTGAGTCAAAGTTTTGATCCACATGACTGGGAAATAAAGTCTCCTAAAATGTCAGGATATGAAGACCAAGGGCCTGTACCCAGTAAATTTGCTGCGGTACAAACCTCGATCGAAAGACTTTTCAACTTTACTAAGGACTTAGATAGTAATTATCAAAACCACGCTTCTGTTTTGGTTTTACCTCACTGGTTGATATTTTACATCTTTGCTGAATTAGTTGGGCATTGGGATATCAATGGCAATAACTACAATATCATGACATGGGACAATATCCATTGGTCTATTCTGCCTTACGATTTGGACTGGACTTTAAACTGGTTTACTGGCGAAAACGCGGGAGCCACTCAAACAGGTTTCATTGTCAGTGGTGATATCTGGCCTAGATTTAGACAAGTATATCTGCCTCAAATCCGTGAGCTTTACACAAAGTTAAGAAAAAGCGGAGACATATCTACATATGCGGTAGTTAAGCATTATGTGGAAGTAGCCCGAAATATCCCCAGAGACATCTATTCGAAAGATAAAGCCAAATGGGGGGTAACACCGATCTTCGGCAATAGTAATTATCCAGATCTAGAGCAGGCATATAGGTATATCGATGCCAGAATCAACTACCTAGATACGGTATGGTTAATCAATTAATCAGGTGAGATATGTCAAATACTCTTTTACTTAAAACAGACGGATCTATCAATACTAGATCTAAAGTATTCCCTAAATTAGGCAAGTGCAATATTGCGATTTATCGCAGAACTAACGGAGCCGACGAGGTTGAACTCTGGACATGGGGCCTTTCACATGCTGAAAACCCTATCACCATAAACGGAGGCAAATTCGTCGCATGGGCCGCAAATGTTCCAGATAGACTGGTAGTTCCAGAGAACCCTATCGCGATTGATACTACTGAGTTAACTTTACCTAGACAAATAGTATGTTATTTTAAAATAAAAATCGATGATGGTCTGAAAAGTTGTCAGTTGATGTTCAACAATTATCTTACCGATACATCTCTCTGTGGCGGAAACAAACCAGATCAGATGAAGATCGATTACTCTAGAAGACCGTATACTATTAACAGTATGGCTAAGATGTTTTGGAACCAATTTGTGGCATATGATTTATCAGACTGGGACATGTCTGACGTAGTATATGCCGTAAGTATGTTTCATAATTCCCCTAATTTCAATCAGGATTTGAGCTTGTGGGATGTTAGGAAAATAACTGAGTTTTCTTCTATGTTTCAAGGGACTCCATTCAATCAGCCCCTAAATTCATGGGTAACGGAATCAGCCGTTGCATTTGCAGGGATGTTCGCGAATTGTGTTGATTTCAACCAGCCTTTGGATAAATGGAATACCTCTAAGGTATCTGATTTTTCATCTATGTTCGGCTGGGCCAAGTCTTTTAATCAGCCTATTGGCAACTGGGACACGTCTTCTGCCACAAATATATCGTATATGTTCGAAAACGCCCATGCGTTTAATCAGGACCTGAACGACTGGAATGTTCAAAAGGTCGAATACATGGATGGCTTATTCAAGTACGCTAAGTCGTTTAATCAGCCACTAAGTAACTGGGATACAAGATCTGTTGTGACGGCTAGTCAAATGTTCATGGGGGCTGAATCCTTCAATCAGACCATCGAGAACCTCAACTTCTCTAAATGCACAGCATTAAGGATGTTCATGCACCAAGCCAAGTCGTTCAATAAGCCAGTGGCAGCTTTGGATGTATCTGTGTGTACGGATCTTGCGCAGTTCTTTGAAGAAGCTTTGTCATTTAATCAGCCTGTGGAATCATGGAACGTGTCTGCGTGTTTGGACATGTGGAGAATGTTTGCATATGCAACGGCGTTTGATCAGCCACTAGCAGCATGGTGTCCTAAGTTCAACGTAGAGGTATCTTTGGATTCTTTCATGGAGGGTAAGGCATATAGAACATCCTATTATGATGATTTCTTGAACGCTTTATGGCTAGATGTAAATACGACAAGAAGAAACCAGTGGGCATCAAGAATTAAACCTAGATTATTGGGCATGGGTTTATCAAAATATTCTTCTGTATCTTCGAGTGCTAGAGCAAATTTAGTAAGTGCAGGTTGGACAATTACAGATGGAGGACAAGTATAATGACTGATTATACAATTACAGATGGGCAGTTCTACAAAGTTATAGATAAAGACACTGGTGCTGTCATCACAATGGGTGAGCTATCTGACACAAATACACTTTCGACAATTCACAACGTCGAGTTCATTTCAGAAGAGCAGTACGAAGCTGAGCGCCCGAAGCCTGAAGCGTTGTCTGAAACCAAGATGATATAAAAGGCCGCATTTAGCGGTTTTTTTATTACCAAAATTTAGGGGAGTCTATGCAGAAAAACCAGCTCGCTGTTCAAGAAGCACTGACTTGGCTCGGCACCCCATATCACCACCAAGGCCGTGTCAAAGGCGTGGGTGTGGATTGCGGTACGCTGATCTGTGAGGTCTATGAAAAAGTTGGACTCATGGACCATTTAGATCCGCGTCCGTATCCGCCAGACTGGCATATGCATCAGATGGGTGAGCGCTATCTTGAGCATATCAGGAGTGTCTGCTTTGAAGTGGACGGGCCACCAGAGCCGGGGGATATTGTGCTTTATAAAATTGGCAAATGTGTCAGCCATGGCGCAATTGTCGTTGAATGGCCAACAATCATTCATTCATATATCCATCTGGGAGTCATTCTTCAAGATGGTACCAAAGGAAGTTTAGCCCGGCGAATCGCCGGGTTTTTTCGTATGAAGAGGCTGAAAAAATAATGGGTGGAATCTTTGGTAGTACAACAATCAGTACATCAGACAACCGCATCAACTCTATGCGTGTTCAGCAATCTGCATATGGACTATGCCAGCCACTGGTCTACGGCAAAAACCGGTTGGCTGCGAATATGTTCTGGTATGGCGATTTCTCATCGACTGCGCATACTACGACAACCAAGTCGGGAGGTAAGGGCGGTAAAACGAAAACAAGCAATACAACGTATACATACAGCGCATCGTTAATGCTGGGTTTATGCGAAACCAAAATACGCGATATTGGCAATATCTGGCGAGATAAGGAGCAGATTGTTCCAAAAACTGAAGGCGGTGTGCAGCTCAAGCCAATTGATCAACTCGGATTTGAACTCTTCGACGGTGATCATAACCCAGTGTGGGGTTATCTGGCGTCAATGCATCCTGATCAGGCAGTACACTATCCATTTCTCGGCTATATCGCGTGTGCAAATTATGACTTAGGTGGTAGTGCATCATTATCGAATCATAACTTTGAAGTGATTAGCGACATTACGTTTTCAGATACGATTCATGATGCTAATCCGGCCGACGTTGTTGAGGATCTAATTAGTCATCCACGCTATGGTGCTGCACCTAATTTGAATGTGGCGGATCTCTCAGAGTTTCGCCGTTACTGTACAGCCACCGGCTTATTTATCAGTCCTGCACTGACAGAACAACGTGCCGCGCATGAAATCGTTAATGAAATTGTTGAGGCGGTAAATTGTGCGATTGTACCCAGCCCGGATGGCTTAAAAATTAGATCTTATGGTGACACTGCGGTATCGGGAAATGGAGTCACGTTTACACCGGATCTCACACCAGCCTATCATTTAACAGATGATGACTTCATTGGTGATGATCAGCCCGTTCGCGTGAAGCGTAGCCGTGATACGGATGCATTTAATCACTGTCAGATTGAGTACGTGAATCGCTTCAATCAATACAATACCGAGACGGTCGAAGCGAAAGACCAAGCAAACATTGAAATGTTTGGACTACGCACTCAGGATCCAGTGAAGTACGACTTTTTCTGTGAGCCGAAGATTGCCCGACATGCTGTGCAATTATTGCTACAGCGCAAACTTTACGTGCGCAATGAATATGAGTTTGATCTGGGCTGGAAGTACTGCCGACTCGAGCCGATGGATATCGTGACGCTCACAGATGAGTCTTTGGGTTTAGATCGCTTCCCAGTGCGTATCACGCGTATCGAGGAGGATCAGGACGGATTACTCACAGTGACTGCAGAAGAACTGGCCTTAGGTTCACGCTCAGCCGTTGAATACGACTTACAGGCATCAAACGGATATCAGGGGGGTAACGAGGAACCTGGTAATGTTAATGCACCGGTAATCTTTGAACCGCCGCTCGATCTAACGGATGGTAAAAATCAGGTATGGGTAGCAGCATCGGGTGGAAGCAACTGGGGCGGCTGTAATGTCTGGGCGAGTCTGGACAATACAACGTATGAAATGATTGGAACAATTTACGGATCTGCACGCTATGGCCAGTTAGTTGCTGCAATTAATTCCAGTGCAACTGCAATGCAAGTCCAGCTAAATACATCCAGTCAGATTTTTAGTGGAACGTCTGAAGATGCTCAGGTGAATACAACGCTCTGTAGAGTCGGTGATGAATATGTCAGCTATGTCGATGCAACTTTAAATGGATCTGGCTTGTATACGCTTGGAGGTGTGTTACGTGGACGGTTTGATGATGCTTTAGCGCATAATACCGGTGAATCCTTTGTGCGAATAGATAAAGCCATCTTTCAGCATGAATTCAATTCGAATCTGATTAATAAAACCCTCTATTTGAAATTCACCAGCTTCAATGGCCTGCAGCAGAAAGAACAAACTCTTGATGAGGTCACAGCTTATAGCCATACACTCAACGGTGGGCGTCCTTCAGGTGTTAAGGGATTATCGCTACAGTCGCCATTTGTGGGTAGTTCATTTAAGGTACAATGGCAGTTTGCTGCTGGCGCACAGGGTTATATTGTGCAGGTCTCGTCTGGAAGCACTCTGCTTAGAACGATTGAAACGACCAGTGCTGAATACACCTATTCGATGGAAGAAGCTAGAGTGGATGGAGTGCAGCGTAACTATACAATCCGTGTTGCGAGCAAATCAGAAAACGGTACCAGTACATTTACGGACCTGAATATCAGCAATCCAGTCCCTCCAATCTTGGCCAATGTCTATACATCGGCTACATCAAACTCAATCACGGTGACATGGATACCAAGTGAGGTGCCAGACTTGAAAGATTACCAGGTGTGGATCAGCAAAAATGCCAGCTTTAATCCGGAAACGCTGGCCGCGAGTTGGACCGGTACCGAGAATGCCTGCACAATTGAAAATCTGGATTCAACCACGACTTATTACATTCGGGTTGCAGCACGTGATGTCTGGAAGCCAACATCATGGAACTACTCGGCGAGAGTGACTCAAGCGACTTTAGAAGCTTGATTTTAACAAAAGCATTGCACCCAAATGGGTGCTTTTTTATTGCCTAATTCTGGAGTAAAAGGCATGGAACCAGTTTCTACAAGCGGTTTTACAGCACTATTAAAATTTTATGGGGTTGCAATTGTGGTGGCTTTAGCGGTCGGCTTGGTTGCAGCAGTTGTATTAATGACACGTATGCCACGTTCACCACAAGAGTGGGCTGTAGGTTTGATCTGTACGGTTGTATCAAGCCTTGCTGGCGGTTCATTCATTATCGTGAAGTGGGGGCTTCATGAATGGGTTACTGATATATGGGGGATGATTGCACTTGGTGGATTCTTCTTTGTGTGTGGTTTACCCGGTTGGGCTTTGGTCCGTTGGATCTTTAACTTCATTGATAAGCAGGAAGGTAAAACGATCGTTGAAGTGATCAAAGAGTTTAAAAAAGCCAGAAAAGACATTGAAAACAGTTAATGCCGCCTTCGGGCGGTTTTGTTTAGAAGTATCAAGTATAAGAGAGAAATTACCTGTTGACACTGCATGTCGCTGACTACTACGAAAAATTATTGACAACCAATATTATGAAACGACCACCTTCGGGTGGTAATTCTTTTTTTACGGGTAGAAAACGGGTATGAAGTGTGAGTCAACTAACAGAAACAATTTTTTAACAAAGTCAACGGAAGTTTTTCCGCCTGATATTAAAAAACGGAAGGGGGTAAAGTGCGTCTATTAATTCTATGGGAAGTAAGAAATGTACTTTATTCCAAAAAGCAAAAACCCCAGTGCGCCAACACTAGGGTTTTGGTTAACAGTTAAGGAGGGTTAACTATTAATGAATCAATCTGAGGAAAATGTTAGCACCAAACCCGGTATAAGTATAGAGGGTAAAATGAGTGAGAAAGACGCAGGTAGAGCTGCTGTAATCATGGCTTGGGGTAAAGCTATATCCCTAGTAATTGGTAGTGTTGCTGGAGCAATGACTGCTATTACGACTTTTTTTAAATATATATTTTAAAGCTATGAAACAAAACTTATGAAGCCGACTTATTTGAGGTCGGCTTTTTATTGACTGTGCGCCTAAAGGCGCTTTTTTATTGCCTAAAGGAAACTGAAATGAATATTGAGCAATATCTTGATGAATTAATTAAACGAGAAGGCGGCTACATAAATAATCCTGCCGATCGAGGAGGTGCAACCAAATACGGTATTACTGAAGCAGTGGCACGTACAAATGGTTTTAAGGGCAATATGAAAGATTTGCCGCTTGATGTGGCTAAAGCGATTTACAAGAAGCAGTACTGGACAGCTCCACGATTTGATCAGATAAATGCTATTTCTTCTGCTGTAGCTGAAGAGCTTTTAGATACTGGTGTGAATTGCGGTACCGGCTTTGCAAAACCTCTTTTACAACGAGCTTTAAATCTCCTAAATAACAATGGTAATGCAGGGTGGCCAGATTTATCTGTAGATGGGATTTATGGTCCGGCGACATTAAATGCACTTAAGACTTATCTGGCCAAGCGCGGCAAAGAAGGAGAGAAAGTATTAGTGCGAGTTCTTAACATCATGCAAGGCCAGCGCTACATTGAAATTTGTGAGCGCAATCCAAGCCAAGAGCAGTTTTTGTATGGCTGGATTGCTAATCGTATCTCATTATGAGTGTCGTATTTTGTTGTGCATTCTAATTTTAGGATGCACATTTCATATGATCGTTAAACATTTAAATGCAAGACTTAGTTTGAAAATTCTATGATTAGGAATTTTTATTTAAGTTATTTCGATCTTGTAGCTTTTTATCTATTTTTTGATTCAAGTCATTAATAAAATTTTGAACTCTTAAAATATTATTTGCATTGATACCTCTGTCACGGGCAATATGCTGCACAAATTCTTTGATATTCATTAATGTATTAAAAACAAAATTTAATTCTTCATCATTATTTCTTATGATTTTTGAGTAATCTAATGCAATTTTTACTCCAATATCATGTGTTAAATCTTGCACGTAAATAATAGTTTCTTTTACTTGATCGTTGAATTCTATTTCTAATTTCTTAATTTGCTCTTCCGATAATTTACCTTCAGTAAAAAGTAATTTATTAATCTGTATTTGAGCTTTCAAATTGTTAAGTTTTTTTGTTGTCTTTAAAATTATATCAACACCTTCGTCATGGAGTCGTTGGGTTCGATTAAAAGTTTCTTGAACCTTCCAATCATTAAATAGTGATATTGCAATTAAAGCTGCAAACAGCGTAGCTCCTATAGAGAATATATCTTTAATAAACGTAATCTCTATCACTTGTCCGTAAAAAGATTTGAGCATTACTATCAACATAAAACATATTGCAGTTACCATTGCAAATATACAGATAGAGTTAATTACATTGTCTTTATTTAGGCGCATAATACAAATAGAAAAAATGAATTATTAATAATCAATAATTCATTTCAAGTAAAGGGATTTTATTCAATTTATTTCTTCTCATCGGCTAAACACATGAAACACATACCTGCATCAATTTTTTAGGCTATCCTTAGGAAGCACAGCTCATACGATCAATAACAATGTGAATGTAGGTATTTGTGTAAAAGCCCTCGGATGAGGGCCCTAATTTTTTAAAAAGAAAAACCTTTAGATAAATCTAGAATTTGAATATTTAAAAGTTTGCTGATTTGTTCTTGTTTAACTTGATCGTTCTTATTGTCTTCTGTCCATTGCCTTAAAGCTGCCAGAATCTCTTTACCAAACTCGCTAACCTGAAGTTGAAGTGTTTTATTCATTACATTCCTGTGCATGCTGAAATTATTTGAACTAGGTTGAATAAACTTAAACTTTTCTAAGGTTTCTTGTGCATTTTGTCCTGTTATTTCATCACTACCTTCGTGAAGATATGCGCATCTTAATGCATAAAAATCTGCACCACTTAGAAAGGTATATTCCGTCTGATCAGCTCCAATTTTGCGTGTGTAAACAGATTTAAGATATTTATTAAACCAATTAATCATTCTCTTTTTTGAAGATTTTTTGTTAGGTTCATCTATTTTCCCACAAATATCTGGTAAAGAAAGCGAAATAAATAATACTGAATACCAGTTTTCTGTTTGAATTGATGTTTCTAATGCTTAATGAAATGATTCATTATTATTCCTTTTATAATTTATGAGTTTGAATATTAGCTTTTTATTACTAATAATTCATCAAGTTTAAAAGGATTTCTACTCAACTTATCCCTACTCATCGACCAGTTTCGACCCGGCACAAAACATGGCCCGACACCAACCTTTTTCTTTCCAAATTTGATGTGAATACCATCTATAGCCTGCATTAAACATTCCTTTTTCTCTATTTGTTTAAAGTCAGTAAGCAAGTCATAAGTATGGCCAGACTTCGGCTCTAAACATGTCAGTACTACGCCGCACTTCTTATATTTGATTCCTTCTTTATAGATACGGCTTACCAT